TGTAGTAAAATCGGATGCAGAAGACAGAGTGCGGGTCTGTGCACCCGTCGGTGCCTGGGTAGCTTAGCGGTAAAGCGCGTCCTTGGTAAGGACGAGACCGCGGGTTCAAATCCCGCCTCAGGCTTTCACGGGCTACACGGCCTGTATTCCCACTTTGCGTGCTTCTTGGGAGCGAATCAATGTACCCCAAGAAAGCACTCTACCCACAAACGGCCACCCCCGCGCCGTCTTGCGATTCCGAGAACTGTCAGGACACTATAAACTCAGAACCCCATCAGCGGTGTTCCTCGCGCGTGGTGATAGGCCGATGAACCGCGACGACCCCCTCGAAGGGATGGAAATGAGCGCGGCATCCGAGGATATACCACCCGCGCCCGAACCCATCGAGTTCGGCTTCCCCCTCGTGAGCAAACGCTCGCGCGAAGACCTCGCGGAGTTCGGACTCAACATGGTTCAGGACTACCACGACTTCAAGAAGGACGTGCTGACGTGGCTCGGCAACTACGGGAAAAACCCCGACAAGCACGAGGGGCTGGCCCCTACCACGCTTGAGAGTACCCACTACAAGCTCGAAACCGTCTTCCGCTGGCTATGGAAGTACGAGGGCCAATACACCACGACGTTCACGCCTGAACACGCGGACAAGTTCATCACCATCCTGAATCAGGCCGACTCGATGATTGACAGCACCGTACTCCACCACGCGAAGGACATCAAGCGGTACTTCCGCTTCTGCAACCACGCACGCGGGAAGGAGTACGAGTGGGAACTCGATCTCGAACTCTCCGCGAGCAACGGCGACGAACGAGAGTACCTACGTCGCGCCGCGTTCGAGCCGCTGTATCAGGCCGCGCTCCAACATTCGTCAGTCAAGAGCTACTACTCCTGCTCACCGGAGGAACGCAAGGAGCTGAAGTCCTACGTCTCTCAGCGGCTCCAAGTCCCGAAGTCGAAGGTCGGCCCGGACGAGTTCAAGGAGGCAAACTCGTGGAAGTACCCCTCGATGATAGCCACGACTCTCGATACCGGGCTTCGACCCATCGAGGTGGGACGCGCCAAGGTGTCTTGGGTGAACCTCGAAGACAACGAGCTGAACATCCCGAAGACAGAATCCACGAAGAACGAGGGCCATTGGAATTGCGCTATCCAGAACCGGACGGCGAAGGCGCTCGAACGCTGGATAGACGAGCGGAGTACGATGGAGAAGTACGACGGTCGGGACGAACTATGGCTCACGCAGAAGGCGAAGCCGTACAACTCCGACTCGTGTAACGGTCTACTTGATCGAATCATCGAGTCGGGGAACGTCCCGATTCCCGAACACCGCGAGGACGAAATCTCGTGGTACTCCATCCGTCACGGCGTAGCGACGTATTGGGCGAACCACGTCGGCCCGCACCACGCGAAAGAACAGCTCCGACACAAGAGCGTCACGACGACGATGAAGTACCTTCACTCGGATTCTGATACCCGAGGGAGCGCCGTCGAACAAATCTGGTAGACCAAACACCATTTTTGAAGGATAGGCTGGACGGGGAGCTATGTACGGGTTCTGCGCCCGCATCTTGCGTACTGTTATGTGTATAGCACAAATTAAGTCGGTAATATGGAGCCGAAGACGATCTCGGATGTTATACCGGAACTAAACAGCACGTATCTGATTCCTGCTATCCAGCGAGAGTTCGTATGGGATACCGACCAGATTCTCGATCTATTCGACTCGATTCTCCGTGACTACCCCATCGGTTCTCTGCTACTATGGAAAGTCCGAGACGACCGGGCGCAGAGTGAAATCAAATACAAGTTCGTCAGCGACTACATCGAGGAACCGAACTACCCCCGAGAGATTGACGATGTAAACCACCACAACCCGAAGTGGAGCGAAGACTTAGATGGGGCGCTCCCGCCAACGACGAATCTCGTTATCGACGGCCAGCAACGACTGACCGCGCTCAACATCGGACTCAAGGGGAGCTTCTGTGAGCGGAAATTCAATGCCCGCCGGGATGAGGTCAGTTCGTGGGTTCGCAAGAAACTCTATCTGAACCTTCTCTCGAATCCGAACCGAATCACCGAAGGAATCGGTCGCCGGTATCATCTCGAATTTAAGAAGCCTCACCCTGAGAACGACTCCGAACACTACTGGTATCCCGTAGGCGAGATACTCCAATACCGCGACGAGAACGACTTTAACAACTATCTGTTCGAGGTCGAGGACGAGATAGAACAGCACCTAATAGACGAAGACCCCGACCTCAGCGCCGAACGAGTCAGAGAATACAAAAAGTGGGCAAAGCAGAATCTCAATAGTCTCTGGACGAACGTTCACGACCGCGATCATCTCAACTTCTTCACCGACGACACCGAAGATCACGACCGCATTTTGGACATATTCATCCGTATCAATCAGGGCGGTACACAGCTTCAACACCACGAAATTCTACTATCCCTCGCAACGTCAGAGTGGCAACAGGATGAGCCTTTCATCGTCGCAAGAGAGGCCGTCCCTAAACTGCGAGATCGTCTGAACCGTGATGTTCCCGGTGGGAACGAACCGTTCACGACAAACTTCGTTCTCCGCGCCCTGCTGACCTGCTCTGGTATGGAGGTTCAGTATCGCCTCTCGAACTTCAGCGCCGAGAACCTTGAGCGGATGAAAGAGGTTTGGCTAACAGACCGATTCAGGAACAGTCTGGAGGAGTTCGTGAGTCTGATGCGCGGGTACGACATTACGATCTCGCACGTTCACAGTCCTCTACTCTCGGCCCCTGCCATCTACTTCCTCTACAAGCACGATAGTCCACCGTTGGGGTGGAATAGTGCCCAAGGTCACGATGCTCGACGGGACGTTCTCTACTGGTTGTGCGCGGCAAAGCTCAAACGACTGTCCCGGCTGTCGTCCGCCCAAATTGCCGAGGCGGTTCGAGATGAGATAGATAACACAGACGAGGTTCGATTCCCGATAGACCGCATCGACGACCGGCTAAGAACAAGCTACGGAGAATCCGTCTACCTCTCGAATGATGACATAGACAGCATCTTCGATGAAGCGACGTACAACACCCAACGGGGAGAGTTCCTTCTCCATCTGCTCCGCTTCCCCGAATCAGCCGACCCCGGCCACAGTTACGAAGCCGATCACATCTTCCCGCAAAGTCAGGTAGAAGACGAGTACCCGGACTTGATGCACCGCGTGGGCAACCTCCAATTCCTTCGTGACGACGAGAACCTGTCCAAACACAGTAGCGACTTCGCTAATTGGCTTACTTCACAGACCGAGGAATACAAGGAGAGACACTATATACCGGAGTCGGAAGATGGGTCGCTATACGAATTGGGGAACTTCCCCGAGTTCGTGGAACAGCGCGAACAATTGATTCGTGAACATCTGCTTGAGGTCTGTGACGAACTACGCGAAGCACACGAAACGAATTAAGGGATGTAAACGGCTTTTGAAAGGCTCTATTCCCTAATTCCCGACAAGGACTTCAACCGAGCGCATCCCGAGATCGTTCAGACGGTAGTCTTTCTTCCGACCATCTCCCTCGTGGGGTCGTTTCTCCACAACGTCACGCTCCGATAATTCCCACAAGATTTGGCTCACGTCGTCCGGGTCAATTTCTGAATCCTCAGGGAGCTTTTCCCTGATCTCAGTCGTCGTATGCCATTTCTCGCCGTTATGTTCGTATAGAAATTCAGCGAGCTTTCGCGTCCGCGACCCCTCCTCGAAGTTGACGATCTCCGGGTCATCGTCCTCGGACTTCTTCGGTTCGATGGATTCGCCCGTAATGTATTCCGTCAGGTCAATCGGGGAGTCGGCTTCGACTCGAACGCTGATTGATTCGACCGAATCAGCGAATCCTGCCTCCTTGATGAACTGGTTGAAGGCGTGTAGACCCTGTTCGCCGGACAATTCCAGAGTCATAACACCCTCGGGTTGGTCAGACGACATAAGCTGATGTTTGATGTGGGGTACTGAAAAACCACTTGCTGTTAAAAATCCTCACAGGTTACTCACTACTCTGTGTTTAACTCTAAGTGTTCTACTACGGTACTGTCTTAGTTGAGTGAACAACCCTCGATGTGGTAAAACTCAACGTAGGTAACTACTTAGAGTATATATCTAAGATAGATATTTCGCCCGCGTTGTGCGCTCGCGCGAGCTAATTCGGATGTTTCGTCGTATAGTACCAGACGGTACTATATGACTTAAAGATACCTATTTGAGTCTTAGACTTCACCGGAAATCCTCGTGGAGTCGAGAGGGAGTCGGCCCGGTCTGGTCGTTGTATTTGTTCCCGTTCTCCTCGGAGTACGCCACGTCAGGCTTCGTCTTCATATCGTGAAGCGCGAGCTGGCAAATCCGCATCCCATCGCGGAGACGGATGGGGTACGGTGCGGCGTTGAACAGTTCGAGCGTGATCTGCCCCCGGAATCCGGGGTCGATGAAGCCCGCGTTGTGGATGAATAGGCCGAGCCGTCCGACCGACGAGCGACCGTGGAGGATACCCACCTTGTCGTCGGGTACGGTGATGCTCTCCTCGGTGTGAGCCAGCGCGAACTTCCCCGGAGAAAGCGAAAGCTCAGAGGTTCTTTCGTAGTAGTCGGGGTAGGAGTCGGCGTCGTCAACTTCAACAACGCCGGTCGCGGCAGGAATACGAAGCTCCGGCCCGAGGTGCAAATCCATCGAGGCGGGTTCGACAGCGAGCGTCTTCCCGTTACCACGAACGGCTCCGAGATCGCCACGGCTAATTGCGTGCTGAATATCGTGCTGAGAGAGAATCATGGGGCGCGAATCGAGTTGTTGTTCAGGTGGGTTTCGTAGGCGGAGAAGACGAGCGGCGACCACTTCTTACACTCATCGAGAACCTGAGTAGCGAACTCGCGGGCCTCCCATTGGGCCTTCATGTTCTTCCGCAGATCGAAGAAGTGCATCAGGGTTCGAGCGTTCGCAGAGAACGTTAGGTCAACCTCGACGCCGATGGGGAGGATGAACCGGGCGTCCTCCTTCGCCATTCCTTGTTCGATGAGCCGTTCATACAGCTCGACTGAGTTGAGGAAGTGTCCCTCGAAAGCGTCCTTCCCGGTGAAGTCTTCGGCGGGGCCGTCGTACTGGCCGAGAACCACGCCGTCGGCTCCGGGGTTGTTCTTGTCGCCCGGCGGAACGACGATGTTCTTCTCGGAGAAGTCGCAGTAGCGTTGGCTCTGAACGTCGAAGCTCATGTGGCGGTGTCGCGTTACCTGAGCCATAGCCGACCGGCTGAGTCCTTCGACCGCGAAGAACGCTTGGATGTGTTCAAACGGCCCGAAGTGGCCGCGTCGGAGTAGTTCACCGAGTAGTTCCTCGTGGGTCTTGTCCGTCCCTTCGAGGGCATCCTCAACGGTCTTACCGACGAGGGATTCGCTCATGTAGTCTCCCCGAGCCGCAATCACGGGAACATCGTCGGCGTTCGGTGTGCTGTATTCGGTCTTTAGTTCGACTTTCATTCGTAGTAGTAGGTGAGATTGAGATTGATCTCAGTCAGTTCAGGATTGAAGTGATGGGTTTCCTGAATCCCCTCGATGCGGCAGTCCTCTCGAAGTACGTCGCTGAGAATATCAGCGAGAATTGATGCAAGTTCGTCCTGCGAAGTCGGTGTGATGTATCTCATAGATGTATCTGATTCAGATTCTCGTAGAAGCCGCTCCTCAGTCTAATAGACGCGATATAATGACTTAAAGATAGCTATTCAACTCTTTACGCTACTGGTGTGAGCTGACCTGCTTCGTCGATTATTCGATCTTGATAGTGGACTCTCGCGTGTTCGTCGTGGCCGAGAACTTCGATGTTATCCAGACGATTATCGAGCTTCATCGAGTTGATGTGGTGAACGTCGTTCCCAACTACCGCGTCGTATCCGTACTTCGCAACCGCGAGTAGTCGATGGTGGAGGACGGAAACCGACTTTCCTTCCACGTTCACGACGAACTGTTCGTACCCGTCCGATCTCTCGGAGAGAGCAACGCTCGATTGACGCCCGGTGCGCTCTATCCCGAATTTCACCATCCAGTTCCGTACCGTCTCCTTTCCACAGCCAAGTTCCTCAGCGACCTTTCGGATGGAATGGTGACGGGAGTAGGCTTCTTCCAGCGTCTCCTCATCTCTCCACGGTCTTTCGGAGGACATTAGCAGAACGCGGCGAGTCCGGTCTGACTCTGCCCCTCGATTGCGGCGTCCACGTCGATGCCCACGGCGTCGAGAATGTCCACCATCGGGTTCCGAACGAGAGTGTCCTGCATCCGCTTCACGTCCACGGTGAGCTGGTCACGGAGGTCGTCCAATTGCGCTCCCCGCTCGTATCCAATCACATCGAGCGTGTCTTCTCCGAGTGTCGTGTGCTTGAGGTACACCCGCTTGACCGTATTCCCCTTCCCGAAGTTGCAGTCCTTGATGAACTTGTTAGCGTAGAACGCCGCTCGTGGCGAAGCGCCCTTCGGTGTCCCGTCCGACCACGAGTAGTCGTCCAGTTCTTTTCCAAGGCCGCCGGGGATTCCGATGAGATCGAAATCGGGGTTAGAGGCGTCGATGCGTTCGGCTCCTTCCCGAATGATACGGCGAATGTCGTTCTCGTCGCCGCCACGGACGATGGTTTCGAGGACTTCCCGTTGAACCTCCTTGGTGAGCTGAGCCGTGTTGTTCTTCTTGCACGGGTAGCCGCTGATGGACAACTTCCCCTTCCCGTCTTTCAGGGTGGCGTCGTAGTCCATCCCCTCGTCCCACATCTTCACGTAGGCGTAGAACTTCTTTTGCCCGGACATAAAGAACCGAGAGGCGTACATCTCGATCTCGATCTCGAACCGGCACGGGTCGGTCGGCATCCCGTACTCGGCGGCGAGGTCGACATAGACCTCGTTGTTGAGGGTGTCCGTGATTTCTTTCGCGGCTTCAAGACACTCCACTTGGCTCATCGAACTATCAAACGCTATATAATTTGAGTCGGTATCTCCATATGATACATTTGCGATACTTTTCTCGTTCACGTACTTCGCAGTACGTTTAATCACCGCCTGCCCCGTGAGGGTGACAGCGGCGGCAATATCGGCGTCGTAGAGGAAGAACCGAACCCACCCCAAAACGCCGTAGATCGAGTTAACTATCGTCTTCCTGACACTATACTCCTCTCCCCATTTCGCCTTCTCCTCGGGGCTGAGCGAGTCGTCCTTCTTCATCTCGCCAGCGTGTTCCTTCAGGCGGAGAGCTTCATCCACCAGTTCGCGGAACACGCCGTCATAGTCGAGACGGAAGTAAACGTCATTCGCGGCCTTCGCCACCGGCACGAGGTCGCCTCCTTCTTCGAGGACAGCGTAGAGGCCGTCGTCGTGTTCCTCTACGTGGATGGGGTCAACCTTCGTCTCCGGGCTGGCGTTCAGCATCCAGAGCGCGTTCGGATACAGCGAAGCAAGGTCAATTCCGACGATGTTCTCCTTGAGGCCGTTGAAGGCGTCGAACACGTAGGCTCCGTCGTAGCTCCCCGTGTCCTCCGGCTCCGTCGCGGTCGGCCCGGCGTAGCCCTCGTTGTAGAGCTTCCGGCGAATCATCATCTCGATGAACTCGTTGTTCGCCGTGGTCTGCTCGAAGTCCAGACCAATCGTATCACGGAGTGCCTTCTTGAACGCGAGAACGTTCGCGGCTTCGTTGACGCCGACCGTCAGGAAAACGTCCTTCGTGTTGTAGTTGAGGAACTTCTGCGTGTTCTCCGAGTATAGCTCGTAGAACCCCTTGTCCGTGTGTTCGATCTTCGCGTCGTCCAACTCCATCTCGGCGGCAGAATCGAGCGCCCCGCTGACCTTCGTGAACTTGGTGTCCTTCCAAGCGTCCATCAGGTCGTAGCAGGTACGCCCCTGAATCGTCGGGCCATTGTACCCGGTGTAGGAGTTCCCGGTACGGGAGAGGCGGTCGGCGTTGACACCGCGCTCTTTCATCCGCTCGATGACGAACGGGGTGTCGAACCCATTGCTGTTCCACCCGCAGATGAGGTCGGCGTCCTTGTCCTGAACGTAGCGGGTGAACTCTGTGAGCATCTTCCGCTCGTTCGGCTCGAACTTGAGCTGACTCAGGTGTTCGAGGCCGAGGTCGCTTGGATGGCTCACCGCATCGAGGTCGGCGTCGGGGAAGCGTTCCCCAAGCCCGTGACCATCGAGGTCGATGAAGCCCACGTACTCGTCGGTGTAGTTGTCGTGAGCGACGATAGAGAGGATACGGGCCTTCCCGTAGTCGGGGAACCCTTCGCCCCGGTCGTCTGTCTCAATGTCGAACGTAATCACGCGGGGCGGCGCGTCCATCTCCACCGGCTCGATCTCGTCGGGAGTCACCCGGTCGCCGGGGACTCGAACGCCGGTCTTGATGCCGAGGTCGATTCGGAGCCGGTCGGTGTAGTCCACGTCGGCTTCCCACGACTTCGAGAAGAACGACGAAACCTCTCCCATCTTCTTCGGGTTGTTGACGATAACCTTCGCCAGCTCGTCGCCGTCGACGAGGCCGGTAAAGTCGGTGTCTTCGTACCCCTCGATGTGGTCATTATCGAATGGGTCAACCTCCCCCTTCTCCGCCGCCGGGATGTAGAAGTAGGGGTCGAAATTCTCCACCGTCACCGAGTCCGGCTTCCCCGCTTCAGTTCGACCGAACAGTTTGATTTTCGGCGTGTAATCCTCGTAGACGAGTTCGGTGTTAGTAACGTAGATTTCCTTCATTTCAAATGAGGCAGGCACTCCACCCGCAGTTCAGGCACGTTTCGCAACCGCCCTGAGGGGCGATTCGCGGGCTATCACATCCGCACGGCGCGGCTTGCTGGTGACTCTGATTCTTCATAGATTGTGATCGCGGATGATGGTCGATTCAGCGGCAGTCCACTCGTGGAGGGCTTCATCGACGGGGACGAACCGCTGAGGGTCGTCGCCCATCTCATTCGAGAAATTGCCCTTCTCGTAGTCCACGAGGTTAAATTCCAGAAGACGGTCGTTGTCCGTCTCCTCGATCACGATTCGAGTAACATTCGCTCGCCGGAGCAGGCCAAGGGTAGACTCGCTGAACGAGTACCCACCGCCTTTCCGGTAGAAGTGCTGTTTCTGTTCGCCGTCCTCCCAGTAGGGATGTCGCTTCCGCTGACAGACGATACAGTTCGCGTCCCGGTTCGAGGGGCCGAGGAACCCGACGAACTTCTCGGGATTGTCGGGATACCGGAGCGGCTTGATCTCTCGAACGACGAGCGGTTCTACGTCGGTGAAGTCGTGTAGTGTGCTACTCATTATCTCGTTGTTTTTCCCTCATCGTCGCGTTCTTCGTCACCTCAAAACAGAGAGGACAGAGCGACTTGCCGGGAATAGGCTCTCGTTTGTCGCATTTTCGGCAGTTAGTCATGTCTCTGGATTCCGTGCCGCGCCGCCAGCGGATGCTGACGGCATTTCGACCGAAAACAGAGAGAATTAGAGCCAAGCCGGGGACTCGCCCCGGTATTCCTCCTTCCACTCGGGGTAGGAGAGCGTGTCGTCGCGGTAGAAGTACGCCCGACCGGGGAACGGGTGTTCCTCGTTCGGCCCGATACACATTTCCTCCCGAGA